CTAGGGTCTGAAGGGCGATAAATTAAGGAAAAATCAGCATCAACTCCCCTATTGTTGCGAAAGACACTCTGAACAACAGCCCGGATAACAGGACTGTTAGGATACTGATAACCAAAAGATAGAGCCTTACTAACCAACAGTTTACTTTTAGTCATCTCGGACGCACCTGCATACTTTGACCCAACCCACCCAAATTTTGCCAAAAACTTGAAGGGATCGGTGATGGCTGTGCGACTCTCAGAAACAACCACACCACAAAAACTATGATGGGACAGATTGTGGTGATGAACTATCTTTGCTATAAGACCATAATTCGCAAATTGTTCAACCGTTGGGAAATGGGGCGCATTCAAAGAACTCAATGTGTCGTCACCCTCATCAGTGTTGACAAATGTGAGATCACCATGACCAATACACAACAGCACATGTACCTGAATGATCATGTTACGCACAAAATTATTATATGCTGTGTCCATCTCCCCGGACATAGTTTTGGCCATGAGCCTCAACACAAATGCCTGGGCCTTGATCTTATTGTTGCCAAACATTATCGCCGCTATCATGCTTGTAACACGATCACCCAAAAGCCATTCATAGACACGGAATGTTGTAGCGGCGAGAAGAGCTCGCACAGAACTGGCCTCAAATGCAGACATGTCAATTGAAATGTGATAATTATATCCACCATGCCGAAGGTTCACTTCGATTGTTCGTTCTTCAAATGTCATTCCTTTGACATGGTTACCCCAACAGGCATACAAATGCTTCTCACAGTAACTAACCAGTGGCCCAAAAAGGCAACGAGCTAGCGTGTCACGACCATTAATACCGCGCGCGGATTTGTATGTGGGATAACCCTCCTCCTTGATGAAGGCCAACACCTTACACCAAAAATCCTTCTCCCTGATTTGATCGGGGGTGGCATCCTCCTGAGCCCACAAAAATGGGCAGGAAGCTATGAGGATGTCCAAAATATGCTTTTTCTGCTTGGCAGTCCATTGTGTGGCACCGGCTATCCACACCTCCGGTGAAATTGAACAGATGTGGTCACCCTTTGGCAAAGCACCACCAGGGGTGATTGACGGCCATTCACCAGCACACAACCGATTTGAGAGCTGCTCCACATCAAGCAATGTGTTAAGATCAGGAGTAGGAGTGAAACTGGCAACACGCGTCAGCTCAGCAATTAACAGCATATACTGATCACGAACATCTGGAACAGGAAACATGGCACCATGAAGATGGGGCCCTAATGATACAAATACAGGCTCACGCCAAATAGGCTTGAAAGTCAAGCCAAAATTGCGGCGGAGGTGCATGCTGACTTCACCGATTGGCCTTGCTGCACG